GTTCAACGATACATCGTCCAGCAGGATGCTGTCGCAGTCGTCAAACACAACCATGCAGTTGGGGTCCGAATACTTGTACAGAGTCTGGTACAGGCCGATAGGAGTAGCCGAGCCCTTAACAACTTCAGCACGGAGGCGCTTGCCAGCCAGCTGGTCCAAGAGGGTAGCCTTCTCAACTTCGCGCTCAACGGAGAAGGATTTGCCAACACCAGGAGGGCCGCTGACAATCATAGCACGGATGTCGCCGCTGATAGCAGCCTTAGTCATGTCCGTAAGGATCTCAAAACGCTCGGCAATTTCAGCCATGCGCTCTTCGTCAGTTTGAGTTTGCGCCACTTCGGGGATCGCAACAGTGACAGCATCGCTACCAGTAACAAACTCGTAGTCGCCAGGGCCGTCAACTTTGATACGGATCTCGTCGGGGAAACCGTCGTAAGTACCGCCATTCAAGACAGTAACATAACCACCTTTGGCAGTCTTCTTGTATTGCTCAACAAGGGCAAAGACCTTGCCAGCGGCATCAAAGGTGCGATACATACCAGTCTTGATGCGAACGAATGCTTGCGACATAAAAGCTCCTTTGTGTGTCTGTATGCTATCTATTATATGATCTTTTGGATAACCCGTCAACCTTTTGGGTTTCTGCGTTTTGTTGCATTTCTGCAACACACCCGGGCTAACGCTGTTTTTTCAGCATGTTTGTATTGTAGCAAAAGGCTAGAAACCCGTCAACCTGGCGGGTTTTAGTAAAAAGTATTAGAATAATACTAAATTAATACTAAAATATTATATAATAATTAAGTATTACATTCAATATTAATGGGTTTATAGCATTCTTTTAAATTAAGCCATTTATATGCTTCACCCGGGCCGGTATTTTTTAAATATTTTTCATATACTGGATTCAGTTTTCTTCTATACCACTGAAACATTGAAGATGTAGGTAAATTATTTTTTAGAGTAAATGCCCAATCTTTACTGTCAGTAAATGCACCCATGGACCAGAGATAATTAAAATGACTGTCAGCGGCGCGGCGCATTTCTGGTGTAGGTCCACTGCCAAAAAAGAATGAAGATATTAGCATCAAGGCATGATTTTGCGTCATACGCAGACCATTCCAGGCACAAAATACTTCATCAAACTTTTCATCGTACCAGAATACTGGCCGGGGGCCCAATAGGCTTAATAGAACATATTCAGATTGCATCATATTCTAACTGTGGTTTGGTCCAATCAATTTGTGCACCTGCTTCCTCGATCATTTCAAGTAATTCCGTAGCAGGACGATATCCATATACCATATATTTTACCATACGAGGTACAATATGACTGGGTAAAGATTTTTGTGCGAGTCTGAGTGTTTTTGATTTAATATCGAGAATGGTTTCTGGGCCTACCTTTATACGGCGGCCGTCAGTTACCAATTGACAAACTGTAAAATCAAAACCGTCGATTATTTCCTCTGCACTATTAAAAAATCTACGCCTGATTAACTGTATATTGTGTGTATCAGTGCCTTCATAGTATTTGTAGCTAACGGCATTATCTGTAGAATATACTTCGCTACAGCCTAGGGCAACTACTAGATTTCTAGCATGATCAAACTGTTCCGGACTGGAAAACCAAAAATCCCAATCGCTATAATCAATTTTTTGACCTAGGTAAAATTTGCGTACAGCACCGCCGGCCAGCCACGGGCCTTTGTCAATATCTAAATCAAGATATTCTAGTAATCGTGATCCGAAATTATCAGAGACTAAAAGACGGTCAGCAGTATTAGGCAACGAAGCCTTAGCTGTGGGCTTGGCTTCAAATGGTCCGTTAAAGATTTCTAATAGCGAAGCCATTATACTAACTCCTCTACTATGCCTAGAATTTCTGCGCCTACCAGCAGTACGCCGCCAGCAATTAACCAACCTTCGCCAACGGCGTACCCGGCAAAAATTATACTACTGCCTGCAATAATGCGTAGTGTGCTTTTTATAAGGCTAACATAAAAATGTCCGCGACTAGTATCTTTGGGTTGAATATTAATCATAGGTGGATGATGTGGGCATCTGCCCTGTAGATAATCGCAATCGGGTTGATATTCTTCATGGCATAGTTTACATTTTGTCATATTAAACTTGGGGAGCAAGAGCCAAATGTTTACAATTACCACGGAAAGTAAAACCTGGGCAACTGCAAACCCAATTTCCGTCTGCACGAGTCAGATTATATACTGCACCTTTACTGCCTGCAACCTTAATAGTTTCCGGTTCAGTTTCGATATTTTTAATAACCTTAAAGGTGCGACCACGACGGTCAAATCCAATTGGGTTCTTAAAGGTAAATTTCTTCCCAGTACCAAACGGAATGTACGCCTCCATTTTTGTCATAGAATCATTGACAAAATAAATATGGTTGGGCGTATTCGATGTGGACCAAACAGTGGTTTCTTGTACAATTTTCATACCTGTATTGTAGCAGAATAAAGACCCTAGGTCAACTAAGGGTTTTTAGTACTTAGGTATTGCTTTTTAAGTAATGCCGGTATTCTCGCTTGAGCCACCAGCGGTAACGGTTAAAGTATTGAGGTAGATCGTGATCCCTAGGCAGGTGCCAGGCATCGAGTTCATCTAGATGTTCATGCCATCTCTGTCGTAACCATTGCCTAAAAGACATAGCGTTCTCCTCTATTTTGGAAGTATTTTACCTGTAAAAGTGAGATCCTGTCTACCTGGATTTGGCTCATACCAACCGTTTCCGGTGTAGACATTTAAAACATCCTGAAAGTATTCTTCATACATCTGAGCCACTCGATTGAGACTAAAGTTTTCTACTGCCCAGGTACGACAATTTTCGGGTTTGATTCGGTCGATGTTCTGTGCGGCCCAGACAAATTGTTCAAAAGTTCTGCAACGATAACCAGTAAGACCGTTGATGTTGTTTTCAGTAAACGAACCCCAGTCTGTGCTGATTGTAGGTGTACCCGACATTAACATTTCAATCTGCACACCCCCAAATGGTTCAACATACATACTGGGAACGAAAGCAGCACGAGCGCGACTCATTAGCCTCTTGCGTGTTTCAATATCAGCATAGCCAACAAATTCAACATGGTCAGGCGTTGACTTATAGCCCATGTCTTGAAGACTGCCCTGCCCGGCGATTTTTAATCTTGCACCAATAGCTTCTGTGGCCTGGATTGCAACATTGACGCCTTTACCATCATATACTCTACCAACAAACAAGAAGTAATCTTCTTTGAGATGCGGTACATATTCAAAATCATCAGAGTCAAAATAATTAGGGATAACAACATCATACCAATCCTGTTTACAACGACCAACTGCCTCTAGTCCATAGTAGGCGTGATAGATAGCATAACTTTCAAAAATTTTAAATCTTGCAAAATGGCCGCCCGCATATCCAATTCCTGGTTCAACTACAATCATATCTGGATGTGCATCGCAGATAGGTTTATGCCCATATCCCCAGAATGGCAGTAGAAAATCGTGTTTCTTTTTTCTCAGACCAATTTCTCTAATAGCATTAGCATAGAATGTTTGGTAAGCATGATCATTCATGTCAAACTTAAAAAAGTTTTTCTTCCAGTCGTAATTACCGTAGGCCTTTTCTAGATCATCGTTGCCGATGACATTAACATGCTCGTCACAGACGACATCGCTGTCGGGGTGCCCATAATGAATAATCTCGTGCCCGCGAGCTTTCATCATCTTACCAAACTTCCAAACTTTTTGTGTGTAGGCACAGGCGTTGTAGGCCTTGTTAGTTACTGTATGTGGTAGTCCTAAAATATGAAATCTCATTTTGCTTTTGTCCTATATACCTGACTAGCGGTATTTACTTGCGATCTCATTTGGATCAGTTTTAATATTTCCGGATCGTTGGCCTGTTCTTTATAAGGTGCATACAGTGCCTTGCTTCTGGTATCAGCATCGGTCACTGGATCGGTCAAATAGTAAATGGCCAAACTTTGACGCATAACTCCACTGGGACAACTTAAATGCTCAGGCAGTCCATGCCAACTGTGCTGTGTAGTGTCAAATAATACTGCACGGTTAAAACGATTTTCCACTACAGTTACGCACTCTTTTGGTTGATTGGTTTCTGGATTATGACTCCACAGTTCAAGGCCGCCGCCCCAGTCACTCTGCCAACCCGGTGTAATATAAACAATTAAATTGTAATGTCGTTCTAGTTTTAATTTAGGATGTATACTGTAATCTAAATGCACATTTAGCTTGCCGCTAGTGCTGTGGCTGTGCCATCCTCCACCGTGTAGTCCGATATCGGCAAAAACACGACTATTTCCGCTGATTTGTTCGATTATATTTTCAAACTCTGAACTACACAAATAGTTAAAAACCTGATAGGTAGTAGGAGGAAAAGCATCCCAGCTGTTACAGGCTTTCTTGCTCTCTATAGCATTATTATAGTGTGCATTCCAACTTGGGTCATCATAGTGCCTAGGGAACTCGGACACTAAAGATTCTAGTACATCGCTGGTAAAAAAGTCATCAATGACCGCATGGCTAAATGGTTCTGCATTGACAAATTGTTGATTGAGAAGTTTCCAATTTTTGTCATTGATATATTTCATTGATTGTTTCCTAATAGATCAAGTACCTGATCAGCTACTTGATCAGAATTAAATCTATTTACACATTCAATATCCCCCCGGTGACAAATAAATGTTGTACAGGGTACAGGATTTTTTACATGGCATCCGTAGCAGTCGATATCAGCAGCAATAGGAACGAATCGTCCTTTTGACCGTAGTGGGCGTCGGTACTCTTCTCGTACACTAGTATACAAAACTAGCATGTCTGTTTCTGTGGCACTGGCCACATGGGCAGGGCCAGAGTCAACTCCCATATAAAGTTTTGAACGAGCAACTAATTCTTTAAGTTGTGGAATTGAAAAAGACCCGCGAGCATCCACTAGACGACTATGTCCAGTAAAGGCCGGCTCAGTTACACCACCAACCTGTACTATATATAGATCTGTAGAATCTATAATCTTTTTTACAACACCTCTCCAGAAGTTCTCTGGTATGTTCCTACTAGGCCAGGGATACTTTCTTTGATGTAGAATAACAAAGTCACCAATGGTACTGATTAATCCGTTAACACGAGCAATATCTTCTTCTTTTGGGTGCAGTTCGAGACTACGATCAAAGTCGCAGTGCCCAATGGCCTCCATTGCGTATGCATCAACGGCATGCATGTTCGGGGATCGTTCATAGACTAGGTCAAGGTCGATAACACGGTCATATCTTTTTTTATCTTCTTCGCTGGGAAGCCCAGAGTAAACTGTTCGAATATAAGGATTATTTTCAATGTATTCTCTACATTGATTTATTACAAAAAAATCAATGTCGCACTTGCCATTGTGGTCTTGATAAATTTTTCTGACAATTGGCGTAGTCATTAAGACATCGCCGCCTGCAGATTGTCGATTAATTAAAATGCTGGGTCTCATAATTTGGTATAAATTTTATCGTATAGCGTAGGATCGCCTGTTTCGTTTGCTGTTTTAATTATAGTATTTTTAAACTGCTGATCAAAATTATCTGAGCTCTTTCTAGCCAGATCCAGGGCCATACGAGCCAGGTCGTCTCGATTGTTCAAGAAAAAGTGCATGATCATTAATTGAGATCCTTCACTGACTCTGCCAGGCAGATGATTGATAAAAAATTCAGCATCCCGATCATTTAAGTAATAGGGCACATTAAAAGAACCATGGAATCCAAATGTCTCCCTGCGGCCAGGAAAATGTTCATGACTAAATTTCTGTGCCACTGACTCGTCGGCAATTTTAATGCCCATACTGGCTAATTGCTCTTTGTAGAATACTCCAATATATAAATCTTCGTACATAGGAAGATCATGCTTACGAACAATTTTTTTGTCTTTAAGAGCATTAAGCAGCCGACGACTTCTCAGACTAAATCCGCCGTTGCCTACTTTAAACCCTGGAGGATGATGTGGCCAGGGCCAGATAGCACCAATGTAATCATAGTTTAAAAAATCATCTGTCCAATATTGAGAATTAATTGCCAGACCGTCATATTGAACTACAAGAACATGTTCTGTGCGAATGAAAGGCCACAGGTGTTTGACCATAATATCGTTATAGTCGTTTATATCAATGGGGTTGATATCAATCCAACGACCATCAGGATAGATGTTGCGATCACTGAGCACCACAACTTCACGGCAGGGTATTTGATCTAAGGTCAATTCTATAGCACGACGAGTTAGTTCATGTGCATAAGTATCAACCGTTAGTATTGTAATATCTTTGGTGTTCATTAAAAATTAGAATAACGACCTTTTTTATCGATTTCTTCTTGTGTGCGTTTACGAACAATAAATTCAATAGCACACTCGCTTATTCCGTGATAGGTCTGATCGTAACGCTCAACACCATAAAGATAAGATGCGTTTACTAATTCAATTTTAAGAACTTCGATTTCTCTGCGGAACTGATAAAGAAAATCAATAAGATTTATACTAACCGGACTCCAGCTTTCTTTTTTAAGTATTGACCAACTGGTGATGTGCTGGTTAGTAAATTCACTGGGGAATCGACCCTGCTCGTATAGATCCTCGTCGGGTATGGTTGTAATAATATGACCACCGGGTCGACAGATTCTAATCCAATTTTTGTATGCCTCAATGGGATTCATCAAGTGCTCTAGACAATGACTACTGTGCACAAAGTCGTAGGTGTTATCTGCAACAGTAGCCATAACCTGTGCGTCACCGTCGGGAATGTCCCAGGCTTTTACATCTGTGATTAAGGGAAATTGTTGACGATATTTTCCTAGACTGTCGGCACCAGCACCAATATCGATGCCCGATCCTCTAAAGTAAGTGTTGGCAAATCTTACATCGTGTAGTCTGCGTATTAGTGATTTACTGGTTTCGTTCATATTTTAATCTTTAACTAATTGTCCATTGGGTCCAATGTTACCGTGGATTCCAATGATATCTCTTTCAATAACTTTGTTATGATCCAAGAATTTATAAAGCAGATGTTCTATGTCTACATAGCCACCTTGCAGTATACGAGACTGCATAAATCTCAGTCCTTGATCATAGACTTGAATTATTTCGTTGGTTAGCGGAGTAGGCCAACTCCAGAGTCTACTCATAAACTGCCTAGGAACCTGTGTCAGAGATATATCAAATTGACTGGATCTACTCTTACTAACAATTATGTTAGTCTGAACATTATACTGATTGTAATAGTCAATATCAAAATCGTCAGACAAAAGATAGCGACCACTAATTTTAAAAATTCGTTGTGAGTCAGCCAGCTGATCGGTATCGTGATGTAACATCTTTAATGCTTTTCCAAAGCACATGACCTCAGTGACATTTTTCACTACATCCCAGTTATCAGTACTGTGATAAAGAGACTGTACTGCGCCGTCGGTAGTAAAGTCGATTAGATAATCAACAGACTCAGTTATCTTTTGAGATTGCTCGGCAGTAAGAGGTAAAGCAGCCATTTCGAGAAAAATAATTTTACTGCCCGGCGCTTTTTCTTTGATCCTATTAACAGTTGCTAAGGTTTGCGTTAGACGATCTTGACTGTTAAAAACACCAAACTTGGTATTGATTGCACTGGTGACTAAAAAAGTATTTTTACTCATGCTCAGGCACTTTTTGCTTCCATGTATTCTCTGAGAGCTCGGATGGCCTTACGACTGGTATCGTAGACATATTCTTTAACGCCGTCTTCGGTGGTAATTATCAGGATAAAGCCATTTTCAACGCGGCGCACTTCGATTGATTCAAACATAATATTTCCTAGGTGATTAATATTTGCTATATTAGCAAAATACAGCTAGGAAAGTCAAGAAAAACGGCGGTAATTTAATAAATTATCTTTTTTCTCTGCCAACATTTGCTCTAGCAGACGAATCATTGCCGGGTCGAATATTAACTCGTTTACCGGTTACTGCACTAGGGGCAGCAATTTTTGGAGCCAGCGCCGGTTCAGTTGAACGCTCGTCTTCAACATCTTTGGCACCATTGCGTAGGATCTTAAAAGTAAAGTTGCCTTTGATGCCAGTACTGTAATAGGTTTTACTGGCGCTGAAACTAACTCCAGTAACGGTGTCGCTGGGCCACTTGGTTGTAAAGTTTTCTAACATCCATTGATCACCTTTTTCACTGGCCTTAGTGTAGACTTGAATCAGTGCACCATTGTTCAGAATTTCACTGGCTGCTTGTCCAAAATTGGTATGTTGATTTACATGCTCAGCTACCTTATGAGCCACAGCGGCAATACTGTGAAAGTACATGTTAACGCTATCGGGTTTATCAGTCTTTCTTCCAGATATCAGTGCCTTGAGTTTGTCACTGCCCAGCAGTTTTCCTTTTTCCAAAGGCATAGGCGGCATGTTTTTAAAACTACGAATAGTTTCAATATCGTCTTCGTCGATGATATTAAACCTAACTCCAAGTTTTAGAGGAGCACCACTTTGTCCCCCCGATTTGATATCATTGATTAGATCAATGACTTCAGAATGTTTTTATAATAGATCAGGATTTGATGTTTTCAATTCGTCGGCAGCGTCAACAATATTTTTAGCACTGGCTTCGGCTCCTTTAGCGCCTTTACTGCTGACTTTAATCTTTCTACCGTCGGGTGCAATTAAAATGCTATCACTGAGACCTTCAGTTTTATCATTGCCAAAGTTGATTGTGGTTCCGGCAAATCCTCCAACACCTAAAAACTTTTGAGCTGCATCGCCGGCATTGCCCGTATAGTTTCCGGTGTGTAGTGCAATTGGATGTAGTAGTTCGCAGAAATAGTCTCTAAAAGCAGTAAAGCTCAAACTAGGATCAGCGGGTATTGCAATAGGCAACTTCTGCCCGGCTGCTATGGCCTGTGCTACTTTAGTCAACGAACTTTCTTCGCCAAACTTTGCGGCAATCTGTTCTACGATTCCTGCTGGCGACTGATCGTTGCCATCAGTTAAAATATCTTGTGGGGTCATTCCGGCCTGTGTTTTAGCCGCTGCCTTGCTGTTATATCTGTAACCAGGAATACCAGTCTGGTTATTCCAGTCGTTTTGTGTTGGGTCCGGCTTAACCATTTTGTATGGTTTAACAAAAGCCAACTTGGTTTTATCGGGTTTATCAAAAATAGCAATGCCAAAAGCTAGATCTTTTGGGCCAAATTTACCAATAAGATCAACATAGGCATCAGGAATATTAACTAGCTCTTTAAGAGCTTCAACCATTTCTTCGTAACTGCCAAATTGGATGCGATCCTGTGGATAAAAACTTACGCTGTTAACATAAATTTTATCTTCGGGATTTGTAGTGCTGACAAATTCTTCGCCGGCACGGCGAGCACCTAGACCGCGACTTTCGGTCAACATAACAATGTTAATTAAATCTCTCATACTATTATTTAGTTTTGGTTGTTTGCAACCCAGCTATGAGGTCTTTGTGAACACGATACTTTAACTGCTCTAACTCGTTTTCAAATCGGCCACAGATATCGTTGAGTTTATTATCAGGTGAACAGTAGAGTTCAACACTGAGCAGGGCCGAAAGACTTTCAAGACGATCTTTAGATTCTTGTATATCAAAAATATAGGCACAGACTCCACTGTTTCGAAGTCCGTGCCATTCTAACAATAAATTCTGAGCTCTAACTTGTTGTGCTGTCACTTTAGATTGTGTAGTCTTCCATTCCGGCACATTTAAGTCTTACTAGATGTCCCTGCATAAAGTTCTTGCTTTCTAATCCTTTAAGGATACCCAAGTACTTATTACGCAAAAGGGCCACGCTATTAATTATGGTTTCATAATCAATAACTTCATCTTCGCCGTCGACATACTTTTCAGCATCTCTGCTGGTCAAGGCTCGATTATATCCTTCAAGATACTTTTGAAAATGCCGACGACGAATCTTGCGTAACTGAATATTTAGATAGTTTAATACAGCTTCAATTTCTTGAAGCTGATTAAATCTATGTTCAGTAATACCGGGTAACTGAGCTATGCTTTTTTCAACTTGGCCGCCAATACGACATTCTTTCTTGGCCGACTCCAGCTCATTTTCATAATAGGTTATAAAATCCGGTATGTTAGCAATATCATCGACTACTCGATTATACCACATGCTTACTCGTCTTCGTAATACTCGTCACTGTCTTCGTCAAAGTCTGCAACATATTCCTTATAAGCTCTGTTCAGGCTCGAATCTGTGCCGCTGAATTCTTTTAATTCATCGTCACTAAGAAGATCAACCATGACACTCATAAGACTATCGGCTGCTTCCTGACGATCTTTTTGTGGAATGTGTTGTTTTAGTATAGTATATACTTCACTTAGAACATCGATTTCTATGCTCATTCTGCTAGTTCCTCCTCAATTGGTAGCGCCGCAGATTCGTGTCGATGGGGATTTGCAGAATAATCTGCCATTACACGGTCTAGACTTCCATCGTCGTTGCGCTCCCACGCCTTGCGGAATTGCTTGATTACGGTTCCATCTACCAGTGTATATTTAAGACTATTGCCTTCTTTCTGCAATAAACCTTTGCCTTCAAACATATCCACTAGGCCACTGTAGGGATTCATACCAGTTTCATAGGGAATCTTGACCTGCACTGATTCAAAAGGTTTAGCATAGCGTGTCTTCATGATTTTACATGCTGCACGAATACCTTTGACTTCTGAAATTTTGTTGCCGTCTTCGTCCTCTTTGAGTTTAAGTTTACGCATAGCAACAACAATGCTTGATGCATAGATAAAACCCTGTCCACCTGAAATCTTATCGTCGGGGTCAAACATGTCCTGACTTGCGTAGGTATGATTAGTTGCAACAAGACCCAAATTAAGATCGCCGAACATATTAACACAGTTACGAACCAGTGCTGTTAGTGCTTTAGGCTTACGACCCATGTCACCTTTCAAATCGCCTGCTTCGAACTGATTAACATCAGTTGGTGTCAATAGCATGCCTAAACTGTCCAGTACAAATAATACTTTAGGACGACTGTCTTCGGGTAGAGTTTTATATTCTTTGACAAACTCTGAAATCATCTTGGCCACATCATCAATCATGGCCATGTTTAACTTGAGTAACTTATCTTCCGAAGTGTCAACCTCTAATGCATGTAGCCAGGCTTCGTCAAGTGCATTCTCAGTGTCAATGAGAATAACATAGATACCCTGCTTCTGTGCATTCTTAACTAGATTACCAGAACAGATAAAACTTTTGCCTGCACCAGATTCACCGGCAAAAACTGTAACCTTGCCCAGTGGTACACCTTTGTTAAAGTCCCCACTGATCAAATAGTTCAGTGCATAATTGTTAGTCGAAATCCAATCAGTAGGATCATTAAATCCAATACTGACTCCTTCAATACTCTTGGTAATATTTTTTCGAAATTTAGATAGATCGAATGGCTTTGCCATAAAATTATTTCTCCATTGAAAATTAAAGTGGGCCGTAGCCCACTTTTACAATCACTTCTGACGATTGCGAATCATTGCCAAAATATCTTCGGCTCTTTGACTTGACGATTTGTTAGCACCTGGAGTAACCACTGGTGCAGTTGTTTCGGCATCGTCGTCTGTGTCAGTCCAAGGAGGAGTTTCGGCCTTGGCCTGTGCTACAGGTGCAGGCCTTGGGTTAGGATTAGGACCAATTGGACCAGGCTTGGGTGTAGGGGATGCTGTTGCTTCAGTGTCAGACTCACTG